GGACTGTGCCGCTCGGATCGCGGATCACCACCTGGCCGTTGGTCAGCAGTTGGACGGAAGCGCCCGCGCTCGACCGCAGCACCAGGTCGGCACCCGCAACGCCAGGCGGCTGCGCCGCGTTGGAGAACGCCCGGCCGATGATGACGCCATGCTCGGCGTAGCCCTCATGCGGGAGGACGAACACCTGATCGCCGGCGTTCAGGATCGCCTGCATACCCCATCCGGCGCCGACCATTTGCGACAGCACCGGCAGCCAGCCGGACAGCACGCCCTCCGGCTGCAGCAGCACCTTCGCCGCCGCGGTGTTGGGGTCGTAGCTTGTCACCGTCGCGAAGCGGGGCTGCCCGCGCTGGGCATCCATCTGCCCGGCGCGGGCCTTGATCACGTCCCAAAAGGCTTGCATCGCGACGCCTATCCAGCGCCGGCAGTGGCAAGCGCCTGGGGCGATTGGTTCTTGGCGGTGAACTCCATCACGAACCCGCCCTCGTCGATGTGCCGCGTGATCGTGGTCGGATAGTACGACTGGTCGAACGATGTGCCGGTCCCTTCCAACGCCATCATCACCCGCGGCGTCAGCAGGAAATCGCCCGGCGCGCTGCCGGAGATCGTTCGTTCGTGGCGGCTTAGTTCAAGGAGATAACGGTTGGCCAGGTTGCGCGCCTGATCTTCGGTCAGGCCAGGCCGCACGATGTCGTATTGTTGCGCATTATTGCCACCCGAGCCGACCGTCACATTCACGGCCTTGGCAGTGAGGGAGTGCCACGACAGCACCCTGACCTTGATCCCTTTGGCGATGTGCAGCGCCCGGGTCGTTTTCAGGCCGGTCACGTTGGCCTTCGCCGGCGTTGTCGCTGTGGCGGGGATGGCGACCACCAGCCAAGGGTCCGTTGTGTCGGCAACGGGCGGCTGGAAATGCAGCTCGGTTCCGGACACGAAGGCGTCAAAGCCTTCCAGCCGCGCCAACTCCACCACGGCATCCCATTGGTTCGCGACGTGGTGCGCCGACGCAAGGTTGGTCAGCTTGTGGTCGCTCTCATAGTACCGGCCAACGATGCCGGTCGTCGCCGTCACCACCGGGGTCAGCCCGTTCATGGTGGCGAGGGCAGTGACGATCGCGCTGCTGGTCTGATTGGGGTCGAAGCCGCCCGGGCCGCTGTCCCGCAGCAACGCGGTGAGGTCGCGGCCGTCAATCGACACCGTGCCCTGGATCGGATCGGTGGCAACCTGGTCAACGATGCCGGTCAGCACCGAAGTCCATGCGGTCTGCGCCTCGCTGCCGCCGGGCGGCACCTGGCCCATCTGCACATCCACCTGGATCGCGTCCTGCGCGGCCCACCACGTCACGCTGCCGGTGCCGGCCGAGCCGACCGGCGGCGCCAGATCGGCGTGGAACGTGTCGCCGGAATAGTTGTTGTTGGACGTGACCGACACGCTCTTGCAGCCGGGCATTGGCGCGTTGGCGACGACGATGCGCAGTCGGGGACGCACGACGCCAGATTTCTGGCTCGGGTCGTTGAGGGACATGGCTGCTATCCGGCTATTGCGGAGGCACGCCGCCGGTGGCGGTGGGATCCACGTCGGGGATGACCAGCGTCACCTGGCCGGTCAGGAAGAAGTCCACGATGCCGTTCTGTTGCGCGATGCGCACCGCCTGGGTGGCGTCGCCAAGGTAATCGGCAGCGAGATGGAACAGGTCGCCGCCGATCACGGTAATGGTCTGCATCACACGCCCCCAAGCGACAGGTTGGCCTGGATTCTGCCAATGCTGGCGCTGGCCGCCGTCGCCTGCGCCAGATTGCCGGCTTGGGCGGCTGCGGTGGTCAGCCAGCTCGTTGCCGCGCTGGCGCCGCTGACCACGGTCCCCAGCCCGTTCAAAGCTATCTCTGCCAGCGAGATGGCTCCGCCGATGACACCGCCGGCGGTCGCCGCAGCGCCTGCCAAGGTAGTGAATGCGCTGGACCCGCCGGTGAACGCCCCTGCCAGACTCGCGGCGGCCGACACTTTGGCCAGCACCGCCGCCGCCTGTCCGGCCGCGTCCACGACGTTGAACCCCAGCGCGTCGTTGATGTCGGAGAGGATCTGCTGCCCGAGCGAGGGCGGCGCAGGCGGCCCGGCGAACTGGTCGGCGTCGGCCGCGACCTCGCAAGTGATCTGGTAGGGAACCCACCCCGTCGTCGTGTCATCGGCGGTAAAGCTGCTGATGACGACAAGGAATATCCGGTCCAGCCAGGTCAGCGTCAGGGGGGCGCCGGCACGGCACAGGGTCGCCAGCGACTTCGCACGCGCCGTCGCGCCCGGCCCGTCAAAGATGCCCCTCCAGGCGATCGGCGGCCAGTCGGCCCCCATCGCATCGATGATGACCGTGCCGCCCGGCAGACAATGGCGCGCGGTATGTTGCTTGACGCCCCACCGCATCTTGTCCGGAATTTCGATCAGGTCGCCGGAGAACGTGAAGCCGCCCAAGGTGACGTTGGTCGTGTTCAACCCCAGCAGATCGCCGACGGTGCCCGCCACGCCGGCGGCCTGCGACACAATCGAAAGCGCGGCGGACATTACGGCCATGCTCCTGCGTAGCCCGGTTGCGGGATGGTGACGTTCAGGCCGCCGGTCGGCCCGTTCTGCGGAAGCTGTCCGTTGTCGGCCACGTTGGAAGCGACCAGCGTTCCCACCCGCTTGCCGTCCAGGTTCACGGTCCCGGTCAGGTTGACGCTCTGGGCGCCTGGTGGCGGCACGGTTGACCGCTCGGAGTCCCACTGCCCATCGTGCCAGTGATCCAGCGTGAACGGGTGCAGCGGGCTCCATGCCGTGTCAGCAAGCCAGTTCCCGTGCCCCACCGCGTTCCACGCCGCTCCACCAACGGCACCGGCCACGGCGCCCGGAACCCCCAAACTCGCACCAGCCGCTGCCCCCAACCCGGCGTTGGTCACCCAATCCGGGCCTCCGAGGTTTTCGTTGACCAGCGCGGTGCCAATCCCGATCAGGCCGAGCCGCCCGTTGGTGATGACGCTTGGCCGGTTGATCGCGGTGTTGACCGCGGCATTGCCAGCCTGCACACCGCCAAAGCGCAAGACCCGTAGCATGGGTCCGCCCATCCACATCACCGCCGAGAACGCCGACGCCGCCAGGGCGAGCGTGCCGAGCGCGGCGGCAATCTCGACCAGGATGGAAGCCAGCGCCTTGTGATCCTCGGCGAACTTGCCCAGGCCGTTCAGTGCGCCGGTCACGTCCTGCATGGTTTTCATGGCGATATCCATGACCGGCCCACGCGAAAGCGTGGTCAGCAATCCGGTCAACGCGGCCTGCACACCAAGCAGTTTCAGGTTGGCATCGTTTTGGGCGAAGATGCCGTAGGCATCGCGATTTGCCCCCTCGCTGATCGCATCCCTGTATTTAGGCGCCAGTGGCAGCAGCGAGAACACGTCGGAAAGCTCACGAGCACCGGTGACGCTGCTGGCGACCCGCATGCCCGTTTGGGCTTCAAGGTTGATGTCGTCGTAGCCCTTGTTCTTGATGTTCCACGCCTTGATCGCCGGCAATAGGACTTCCGACATGAACTCGAAGTCCTGGCCTTGGTCGAGCAGCCCCGCTCCCTTCAGCACCCCCGGCGGAAACATATATTGCCCGATCGAGTACTTGTACGCCTTCATCTGCTCGTTGTTCAGCGGCTGGCCCGTCGTCGGATCGACCAGCAGCCCCATGTCGCGCAGCAGATCGCCGCTGGCGTTGGACATGCGCTCGGCGCCGAACTGCCGATAAAAACCCTGCAATGCCGTGCCGGCTCGCCCCGCACCCATCGAGAGGTATGTCGGGATCAGGTTGCCGAACAGGTCGCCCAGATCCACCGCGCGACCCGCGGCTCCGGCGTTCTGCACCACCTTGAGCATCTGCGCCGGCCCGATCCGGCCGCCGGTCTGCACGGCCGTCGAGACGATCAAACTCAGGAACTCGGGAATTTGCTCTTGGGTGATGACGCCGCGCAACTCGCCGGCCTGCAGCGACTGGAATAGCTGCTGCAACTGGCTGCCCTTGCCGACCTCCGACAAGACCACGGACGCGCGCAGAAGATCGGGTGCCAGTCGAATCGCCGCCTGGCTGCTGCGCGTGATCGAGTAAATATCCTTCTCCGCCTCCAGGGCGCCCACCTGTGTCACGCCCAGGATGTTGCGCTGCGCATTGCTCGCTGCCCGATCCGCCCCCGCGAGATCGGCCGCCGACCACCCTTGGGCCTGCAACTGCGCCCGCATGTGGGAGTAATCGGCGCCGGCATCGAACACCGCCTCGACGCCGCGGGTCAGGAAGTGTCCGACGATGCCATAGCCGATTGCCGCCATCGCGTAATCGCTGCCGGACGGCTTGGCCACCGACGGGCCGCGCAGCGACACCGGGGGCATCGTGCCAGTGCCGCCCGGCGTTCCCACCGCCAGCGGGCCGCCAGGAGCGTACGCCGTGTGCGGTCCGGGGTAGCCGTTGTAAGACCCCGGTGGGGCATAGGGGGCTGGTACCTGCCCGTATGGAGCGCCGCGCAGATAGAAGTTCGGGGTCGCCGGGTTGGCATAGGGCACCAGAGCGCCGAGCGACGGGGTCTCCCCTGGAGCCGGCAGCCGTGGCGGCGCACTCGGCGGCGCCGGGCCGTACGGTCCCCACACCAGGATAAAGTTCTGGCTGGCGGTCGCGGCCCGCTCCATGGAGCGCGCGGTTGCCTCGGCCTGCTGCGCCACGTTCGGCATGGCCCGCGACATATCGGTCGCAGCCTGGCTCATCTTGGCCGACGCCGCCGCCACCGGGTCCATCGCGGCCCCGATGCTGCGCATCCCCTGCAGTACCCGCGCGAAGTCGTTGGCCCCCGCCTGCGTCTGCCGGATGATCCGGTCCAGCTCAAGCCATTGGCTAATAAGGCCCGTGAGCTGCTGGCTCATCCCCGATTCCAGCACCAGCTTTGTGCCGACGGCGTATGCCTCGATCATCGCCGCCTCCTACTCTGTCGGACGCCGGCGCCGGGTCGGCAGTGCCATACCGGCCAGCGCCGCGGCCTCGATGCTGCCGATCAGCGCCGCGGCGGCCTCGCCGAAACGGAACATCGTCATGCCAAGAAACGATCGCGGCGGCATGAACCTGGTGCCGAATTCCAGGTCGATCGCCACGTCGCCGACGTTGACCGGAGCATCGGCATAGGGGTGTTGCACGATGCGGTCAGGCACCCCGATCACGGCCTCATGCTCATCCGACGACATTTCGATGTTGTCGTGCAGGATCAGCGAGCGCCGCAGCGGTTCGTCGGCTGGATAACCTTGTTCCTCGCGCTCCTCCATCGTCACCGGAGACAGCGACTCCCAGGCGGCGAACGGCCCGGTGTTCGTCGTCTGATAGCCGCCCAGCACGGCCTGCGTTTCCTCGCGGATCATGCCGCCGGCGAACCGCAGCGCCACCCTGTCGGTCTCCGGCAGGGCGGCCTGCACGCGCCGCAGGTGCGCGGCGAAGGCTGCGGCGCTGTCGAACGTCAGCACGGTAACCCCTCTCGGTGCATTGATCCGCTTCGCGGCCCGATCATGTCTTGTTCACCCAGCGCCGCGCGGCCCAATCGAAGGTGCCGCCGCGCAACTCACCCCGCGCCACGACACAAGCCAGGCGCCGCGCCTTGGACATTTTCGTCGCGACTTCCCACGGCACCCCCCCATCCACCAGATAGAGGATTTCCCGCAGTCCGGGGTGCCGGCTTAGTTTTTTGCGGTGTCGGCGTTGCCCGCGTCAGCCGTCTCGCTGATCGCCGCTGCGACCGCCTTCATCCCCGCCTGTCCGAGCTTGGCGATCAACGAGCGGATTTGCGGAACGTTGGTGGGAAGCGGCTCCGGCACGCCGTCGATTGCCTCGACGTGGCAGGCCACGTTGGCCATGCCGATCCACCCCTGGTTTGTGACCAGATGCAGCACCGGCTGGCCGCGCCCGTCGCGCCCCGCCGCTTCCAGCATGTCCAGTGTCAGCAGCGGGTCGCCGGGCGCATGCAGCGTCAGCACGCGGCCCTTTTCGTCGGTGATCGTCAACTCTGTCACAGCCTGCGCCTCCGTCCGCTGAAGAAGTCCACCGTCTGTTTCACGACACTCTCCTGTTGCCAATTGCCGGCATCCTTCAGATTCAACGTGACGCCGGTAAATTCGTACGTCGAAGTCGAACCGTTCACTTCCGAGATGTACTGGTAGATCTGGCCGGCCGGCAGCCGCTGACCATTCCAGTACATCGACTCCAACGTCGCCGCGAGATCGTCCGCGGTGGAGTCGCCGCGATCGAGGTTGAAAGTGCCGTTCCATCCGCCCGGAATGTCGGCGCCAAGCGGTGTACCGTTCAGCCGGGCGACGCGCAGTTGCTTCACAATCTGCGTCGCATGGAATCCCGTGACGTGCTTCAGCCGCACGGTGCCGAGGATGCCGAAGATCAGCACAAGCCGGCAGTCATTGCCGGTCGAGAAATCTTCAGCGGTGGCGATTTGTTGCTGCGATCCGCTCATGTTTGCATGCCCCCTGCTGAATTATCAGGCGCCGGCGCCATTGCCGCTGGCGGACTGCTGCACCACCTGGACGGTTTGGCCGCCTTCCACGTTCACGATGAACTTCTCGTTGATCGACAGGTACTTGATCTGCGTATCGGCCTGCACGTAGCCGAGGCTGGTGCGGCTGTCCGGGTTGTTGGTTCCGTCGCAAACAACGGCA